TCATCAGAAGAGTTGGTCAACCGGTTCTCAAATAAATCGAGCAATCCCTTACTTTTCGCGATAGTGTACCAATTGGAATTTTTCTGATGTGTCCGTTTGACCAGATCAGTTGCAGTTAATGATCCGAAATGCACAACAATCACATCAAGCATATCAACCTCATTATCACTTAATTCGTCATCTGAAAAAGCAGTAACTGGCTTAATGTAGGTGGCATCATCCTTTTTTTCTATGGTGATGTAATCTTTTAATAGAAGAGGTTCGTCAGATAAATCAATAAAAATATCCCTTGCTACTGGCCCGGCTTGCCATACTTCAAATTCCAGATTAAGAAATGGCAACTGGTATTTTTTTGCAAAAGTTTCTTCAAGAAGATATAAAAGCTTCAGTAGCTTTGTTTTAGATAAATCAGGAATTCTCTCAGCAAGATAAATAATTGCATTCCCAATTTTTTCAATATCGCTCCTGGAATAAGTTTTCATGCTTCAAAAATAACAAAATTAGTTCATTCAAGCCCTATACATGCTTAAAAATCATTCTTATAGTTTGAAAACCAATAACTAGGAAAGAAGTTCACCGAACCTACGCCCACACTCCCGATATTCGATCAGTAACTTTCTAATCAACATTGTTGCCGGTGTAAACCACAAAAAGCCACACCACCCGTCTAAGGTGCAGACCATAAATTGTTTTACGGCCAAAGCTTGCGGCAGGTGGCTTCCGCTTCTCTCCATTTCACTCCAGGGCTGCACTTCGTTCCGCGACCTTTCGTCACATTCCGCTCATTGTCCGCCTCCAGCCTCGGTTACCCGCGCAAAAGTGCGTCTTTCATTCCATTAAGCTCAGTCCTACCCGCCGTTTCATTCCGCTTCTCTTTGGCTTTCCAACCCACAATCCAGAACTCAAAGCCAAAACGGGAAGCTACATTCCACCCAACCCTATTCGCTACATTGCATTCAGTCACCACCCTTGCTTTTCCCAACCCAATCAGAGGAATGCCCTGCAGTTCAAAATAGGCTGTCAATAGGGTAACTAAAAAAAACACCCAATCTTACATTATTGGGTGTAAAATTGGGTGCTAATCTTGTAAATAATTGGTAATAAGCCTTTATTGCGGAGAGAGTGGGATTCGAACCCACGGTACACTTTTGGCGTACACACACTTTCCAGACGTGTAAACTAAACGACATATACAATTAAAAATCAATGATATATAATTGCTTTAAAATATTGTCGTGAGTATTACGCGATTTTATTTCTTTGCAATATTCTTGTAATAGTACTCCCCAACAGCGATTGAATCACTCCAGGACAATTCACCATCGCTCAACTTTTCGAGAATTAACGACGAAAGGCCGTGATAAACGATATTCTGCGTTTCATCCGAACTAAGCTTCAATTCAGCGAGGATCGCCTTTAATTGTTCGTTCTGATCTTCAATGTTGGCAATTGATTCTACCATCCTTAATTCAAGTAAAACTTTTGGCACCCATGTTTCAACAACTGTTTTGATCTTGTCAATAAGAATATCATCAGCGTTCCCCGGAATGGCATTTTTAACGATGGCCAGTAAGATATCATCCACTGGACTATCCATGACTGTTTTTATTCCTTGCACGACTGCGATTGCAACCGGCACCAGCTTCTTTGTCTCGTTTCCCAATCCCTTCCAAAGACCGGCTAAAAACCTTAAAACTCTTCCTGCGATAGTCATAATTTAAAATTTAAGTGATAATTAATATTTGATTCCTGTTATGTATTTGTGAAAAAGAAACATGAACCCATTTAAAGTTGTACTCATTAATCAACTGATCAAATTGAAAGTGATCTCGAATCAATTCAAAGAGTAACTTATTATTGTCACACGTCAGATCAGCCGCCTCACCTCTTAAATGTTGGCTTTTAGGTGCCCCCTTTACAGCATCATTTACAGCTGGAGACCGGAATGCGGAATTAACCGTAATTGGAGATCCTTTCAACGCCCTCACCGGATCGAGTACATTTTCAACCAGTGCGATTAAATTTGATTTCTGAGCCTGAGCCGGAATATTCTTTAATCCGGTGGCGGTCGTGCAAAGCTCATCAATTGTAAAATATTTCATTGTTCCTGTGGTTTACGTGCAAAATACTTTTCAACCCAGGCTTGTAGCTCTTCAAAATTACCTCTTTCGAGAGCTATAACACGCGTATTCATCTTGTCCATATTTGCAATGTCAATGTTCTCCTCTGTCTCAATCTTAACCATTCTTTCGCTCAATGTGGACTGATTGGTTAGTATCAATATTACTAACCCGCAAATGATTGTCATTATGATATTTGAATAATTCTTTGATATCGTGCTCTCTGCATTGCTTATAATTTCTGGCATGACTTTTTTATTTTAGGTTAAGATTATTCAGTTGTTAAGGATCGCTTAACAACTGAATAATCGATTTTACTTAATTACCGCTTCAACAATCTTCTGTTCTGCCTGTGCGGTGAATGGCAGTTTGACGGCATTGGTGACTTTCACAACATCTCCCCGGATCAACATCGGATCTGACTGAGTAGTCAGTAACGACATAAACAATGCAGCGCGTGAAGCCCAGGCAACAGCCAGTGTGATATTAGCGTTCCACAACTCAGGGATGGTAATTACCCCGCTGATCGCGTTGACCAGTTCCGGGATTCCGGTAACAAGAACCAGTAATCCGGAAATGATAGACCAGATCTTAAAAAACAACGGGGATTTAGTGAAGATCCTTTGAAGGTTTTCCTTCAGGAAAAGAATGATTTGAGTATTCATGATTTTAAGTATTAAGGTTAAAAATGTTATTAATTTATATTGAAAGTGTTGTTAACTCACAGCTGAAGTATTGTTAACATATATTTAAAGTGTCATTACTTTATTGAACTAAAAATTCAATAAATGAAAACACTGATTATCGCCCTAATTATTCTTTGCTCTGTGAATTTGAATGGGCAAAACACCATAAAAAATATGACACAATGGAATCTTGACGGGTTTGTAAACGACTGTTTAAAAGAGTTGAAAATTGATTCAATCACCGTTATTTTAATCCCACGAAACGACCTAATAAACGAAAAATATGAAGGCTTAATGATTCGTAATAACATCAATATATTTTCTATAATGGTCTATCATTATATTGACTATAATGAAGCGTGTTTAATTATAGCTCACGAACTGGTACATGTTCAACAAATGGTTTCCGGATCGCTTCAGATCACTCAAACTAACACAATTGGCTTCAATGGGAAAATATACAAGGCCAATACAAACGACGAAATATTAAACCCTCACGAAGTCGAAGCCCACCGAATTGGGATGAAGTTATTTTCAAAGAACAAAAGAGTTGTTTACTCACCTCCCATTGCAGATGCAAAAAGGTATTAAGGTTTCTTAACCACGAATTCAACCCTGTAATCGTAATCAGCCGCACGGCTTAAATAGCCTGAAAAACTTCGCAAACTACTATTTGTCACCACTGTTTGAGTATGTATTAATGTATTTGTATCATCATACAAATAGGCGACTACAGTAACATTCAAAGTATATGGTGTCATATCCCATTTTGTCACATTAGAAATTGAAATTGTGTAGTTTCCGGCTAAATCCAAAGTCCCCGAACCTCCAACTATTTTGATAACGGTTGCATCTGTGGGATCTGAATGAACCGCTGTTGCTGGTGGCATTCGTTGAGTTGCTGTAATGTTCCATGCAGTTGTACCAGGGAAAACACAAAGTTCATCAGCGTTTCCGTTCGATAAATAGGCGGTGGCCGTCAGTGTTTTTGTGCCTGTCCATCCCGACACAGAGACAGAACAATAAGTATTTATTGGATTTGTGCCGTAGTATCCACCCAAAGCAAGATTTCCAGATCCAATTACGTTTCCCGATTCTTTTACCACTATTTTAGCATAGGAAGCGCTAACCATTGCAGGAAAGTTAATTTCACCGCCCTGTAACGCAACCGAAATAGTTTGCGGCGTAGTGCTCCCTGAAATATATTTAAATTCAGTTATATATCCGCTCATCCATCCTGGCGTTACTGCGCTGTGATGATATCCGGCAAACGAGCCTAATTGATACGGTGTTTTAATCCTGTTTTTTAATACTGTTGCGTCGATATACCATTCACGAGGTGAAAACCCTGACCATTTATTAACCAATGTCGAACTACACAACGCCCCTACGCCCGTAACAGATTCGCCCAAAATGTTTTTAATGTCTGTTGTGGTTATGTTGTAGCAATTCACATTCGAACCTGATACGGTCATGTTTGCCTGCAATGGAATATCTGCCCTGTTCTTAATGTCTGTTGCTGTAAATCCTGCATAGGCACTGATAATCTTTTGCGCTTGTAAACTTTGTCCCCAAAATAGGACGAATACTAAAATTAAACTGATTAGATTTTTCATAATTATTTATTAAAGCCCGTAAGCTGTTATTTCTGATTTACTTGTTAAGTTTCCTGCCTGGTCCAATACCGCACTAACCACGCCCGAAGCATTTTTAAACTCGAGATTGTTTGAGGCGTTTACTGATACAGTCCATTGAACGACACCGGAAGCGTTTTTGATTGAATAGAGGGGGGCGATAGCGGATGGAGTTGTAACGCTGCCGCCAAAAGTTGCTGCTCCTGTATTAGTTATGCGAGCAATGGCGCCGCCTATTCCATTCCTAAATTCAACATCGCCTGTACCCCCACTATAATTAAATATAATTCTACCAGTTGTACCAACTTTTGATGAAATTAATAAATCATTATCAGATGAATTATTAATAATACTTGCTCCACTGCCAGTAAAGGTGAGAGAATTGTTGGCAGAAACAGGGCCAGAAAAAGTCGCACTTGTTCCAGCTAATGCACCTGTCAAAACTCCACCAACAATAGGCAAGTAATCGCCAGTATTTGAATTTGCTATTGTTCCGAATGTGCGAGTTGGCAGATAGGCAGTTGAATTATAAGCATTACTTCCCAATCCTAACCACGTTCTCATAGTGTTTAACGTGCCTAATTTCCACCCCGTCCCATTAACATCAAATATCATCGCATAATATGGTTGTGTGATTGTTTCTGAATTGATAAATGACTGTCCTCCCCACATTGCCGCGTTTCCTGTCGTATTTTGGTTTAAAGTCGGAATATCAGAAGAAACTAACGCCCTGAACGTTGGCCGTCCCGTTCCGGTTGCCTGTGATGCAAATACTTTACCGGCTGCTTGATCATTCCATGTTCCAGCTAAAGCTCCGGCTACCGATATCGGGTTTCCCGTTACCGAAAATTCAGAGGGTAACGTTAAATCAACACTTGTGACTGTACCGCCTCCCATTCCTGTGCCTCCTATTACGGTTAATTGACCGCCAACAACAGCGAGAGTATTAGTATCGTAATGTAAGCCCATTACCGAACCGGAAACTTTAAATAATGGTGCTTGTCCCGTTAATCCTGAAAGAACATCGGACGTAACCGCCCCCGCTATCCATGCTGTAACTTCTTTTGATGCTGTGATGTTTCCGGTTACTTCGAGGTCTCTATCAATAGTTACTTTGGTAGATGTTACCGTCAAAGGTGTTGTTTTGACATGAGCTTCATCCCAATCAGGAACTTTGGCAATATCCGAATCGTTTATTAGACTCTTACCCGTTACTTTATCAACCTTGTTTGTTATTCCTGCAACAACCCTACTATCTGCCATTGCGTCTGTATATTGAGTAGGGTAAGCGGGCAATCCATACCCTGCAACTGTTGTCGGCTTACTTGTTATTTCACCCCACCCAGGCACATATCCAATTGCCTTAAATCTCCCATCCGACACCGTTTTTGTATAATAATTTGCAAGATTACTTACATTCACATCGACACTTCCACCACCAATCACAGCCAATTTACCGGATACAATTCCCAATGTTGCCGGATCATAGGCCAAACTTAAATTTGTTCCTGTCTTAACCACTGGCGCGGTTGCTGTAAGGTTGTCTAACACATCAGAACTAACCGCCCCTGCAATATACGCGACAACATCCTTTGAAGCAGTGATATCACCATCCACAGAAAGATCACCCTGTATTGTCACACCGCCCGTAAAGACTGGAGACACTTTCGGTGCAAACTTAGCATCTGCCTGAACCTTCGTATAGCCCAATGCAGATAGGCTATCAATTGAAAATTGGGTGTTCTTTCGGGAACCGATATTTTTCCAAAGTCCTGAACCTTCGTAAATCCAGATATTACCGGTTGGCGTATCGATGCTAAAGGAAGGTGACAGAATGTTTTTAAGGGTTCCAGGCTTTATGTCCTGAGCCTGTAACCAGATTCCTGAAGTCAGGAAAACGATAATAAAAAGTAGTTTTTTCATAATTAAAATATTAATATAAATCCGGTTTCGTTACCTGATAAGTCATAAGCGATCCGGGTAATCAGCCCGGCAACAATTGTAAATTCGGGTATTTCCTGACGTTGTACCCTGTTACCATTTGCGAGAGTTGTGTATAAAGCGATACGTGGATAAATGCCATGCTTCAGCGCGTGATTCGCCTGGTAATTTTCGACCGATGGGTTGCTGATATTTGTAAATGGAATAACCGTGAGGGGTGGTGTGTAATCGTTAGCCCGTGGTGTAGATGATCCGCCTGAACCGCCTCCTGATGTTGAACCGGATGTTCCACCCGTGGTATCACTTACGATAACAGTAAATGGAGTCTCAACATAATCAAACAATTCCACTAAGGTCACGTCTGCACGATCGGCACAAAGGTTATACGATGCTTCAACTATCTCGAAATATCGCGGTGTCGGGTAATTATGAAGTAATACCGTGTCGAAGTCAAGGACCTGGCCACGGATCGATCCAGTAAGCAGCTGTTTTGCCTCACGATTTTCGGACGCATATAATTTAGCAACCAGATCGAGCAACAAAGCTGTTCCGGCAACGCCTGGCATGGTCCATAAACCTGTCAGGGTATGATAATCACTGAGCGAAGTATATGAACTAAACTGAAGCCGTGCATTGGCCACAACAGGAACATCACCGCCAATTATTTTAATATCTTTCTCGGCGGCTTTGGTCGACTTATTCAGCAAGATTGCGAAAGCCTGACCAGTTGGCAAAGGGATCTCATCGTGAAGAATATTGAAGCTCACATTTTTAAAAGCAGCCCCCCACCGTTCAGCATTGTGCATCACATCGGGTCCAATAGGACGGTATAACGTTACGCTCAATGTTCCATTTGCCGGAATTCCGGAACTCAGGATTTTAAAATTAAACCAATTTGGATTTTGATTGACTGATCCGGATGGCTTAACGTCTGCAATATCGAGACGCGATAACGTTTCTATCCAACCTAACGTCTTCGATAAATACCACGTTTTATTTTGTGTTGCGTTGAACAGCGTGACCATTACCGATATCGTTACATTGTTATAAGGTATAGGAACGCCAGTGCCGGGATCGGTCAGGTTCAACGGCGTGATATATGCGTAATCGAATGCAAACTCAACCGAATCTGTTGTTGCGTTAACTTCCAGTACCGATGCTTTTGCAAATGAATTTGGATGATATCCGTTATCAGCAGGTTTAACCAGAAAATAAAAAGGATCAGCATCAACTTTTATTAGTTGCGCCAGTGCTGGTGTCCATCCGGGAAGCGTATTCGCGTCTGTCCATTTAGATGCATCCTGTGAAGGAAGAATACTTGATTTAGTTTGATAATCTTCGCTGATGATTAGCTTACGCTCAGCGGTTGCAAGCTCCATATTCAGGGCGCTGCCAGTTGGGTAAATATCAGATGCACCCAATTGACCCAATGACTTCACGATTGGAGCAGCCTGAGTACCCGTAAATGTTCCGGTTGCATCGTAGAGTATCCGGGTGATTTGTTTGTCAACACTGCGGCGAATCAGCCAACGCCCGGCATGTTGTGTAATCTCAGCATCGAAATGCGAAAGGATATCAACGATGACTTCGTAACAGGTTAGGCCGTTATAGACTTCCGGATTAACGTATATTTCAGACAGAACAGATCGATCCTGATTTTGACGTGATTCTTTAATCGCGATCGCAATCGCAAAACCAAGCGCTAAACCCGAATTTGAAAGACAACTTTTAAGGATCGAAAGATAACTGATGCGGGTAGCATTGACGGCGGTATACGTGAAGTTTTTCAGCAATCCTAACTGATCGGTTGCCGTAAAACTGACTGTAACTGGTGCCGGTGAGTAAGGTTCCTGGTATTGTTCCGGGATAATAAAGCCTTTCCAGACAATTGCATCTGAAGGATCGACTAATTCGATAAGCCAATCAAGACTATTTTCGGTATAAAATTCAATAAATTCAAAGTCTGCAATGGCACGGATCGCGAAGTCGAGTGAAGTACCCCTGACAGTTCCGGCGCTGTCTTTCTTTAGCGTGAACGGATTGGCCGGAACATTGCGGTCTATTTGCGGACCGGCATAACCTTCGCGCGAAATTCTGACCTTCCATGTTTTGTTGAAAGGTGTTGATTTTCCGATAAGTTCGTATTTAAGTCCGTAGGCCATGATAAAAAGATTACACAGATTATTAAAAGATTATGCGGATAATATTGCGTGAGACTAAGTTGATATTGCTACCCTGGTATTCTCTTTATTCAAGGTTGTTGAAAGTCCTTTCGGTGAAGCGTTCAATGTTCCGGTTACTTCAACTATTACTTTTTGAGCTGAAGCCTGAGAAGTGTTCGAACGTGTATCGTAGTTGTAATTCTGATTGCCTGAAGGCATTGATCCTGAACCGCCACCTGATGCAATACTTGACATACTTCCTTTGACAGCTGTTCCAAGTGCAACCAAGGCTATACCAGCGGCAATCATGATGTAGGGATTCATAGATTCTAAACCTATTTTTATTGCCAATGCTGCTAAACCTGTTTTTATTGCTAATTGGCCTACCTGAATCGCCATATCAGCAAATACACCTGCCACCATTGTTCCAAAGCTCTGTACACTCCCCTCACCTAATAAGAGACTTCCAAAAAATTCACCCATACCACTACCCATTGATTCAATGCCAGAATTTATACTATCGGATAGATCTAAATAGGATGTTTTTGTATTGCTGATATTCTTTTGTTCAGCACGCCAACGGGCATCAGACAAAGCCTGTGACTTCTTAATACCTTTATCAAATAATGTTGCCGGGTCATTGTCTTTTTTAGCGCTTTCGGCGTCAGCAATTTTATACTCGCGCACAATAGTTTGCTGAGTTTTAAAACTCATATCTTTATCTCTTACCTTCATAACGCCACCGAGTTTCTTATCCTCTTCCAAATCGGCTTTGCGTTTTTCAGCAGCTTTTTTAATGATCTCAGTAGTTTGCGCGGCAATCTCCTTATTAACACCTTTAATTTCACGCGATAACGCTTTTTGTGCCTGTGCTGATTCCTCATCTACGGCTAAAACTTTCACTTTTGCATCTTCAAGTGTATTTAGTTCATCAGTCGTGTTTTTATGATGTTTTGAATCCTCAATGGCAATATCACGCCGCCCCACAGCAATTTTCTTTTCTTCATTATAATACTCGATGATCAATTGCTTTGTCTCTGCTAACATTTTCTTCTTATCAGCGGCGCTAACGCCTTTCTGTTTAGCATCATTGCGCAATTCTGCGGCACGTGTCATACGTTGCTGTTGCAATACTTTATTTTCGCGCTCTTCATTATTGAGCGCCTTTGTTTGCCTGGCTAATTCACCGGCAGCCGATGCATTATCAACCAAATCAGAACCAAGTCCAGAAAAAACAGTCTTTAAAGCTTTGCCTGAACCGGCAAAATCGAATGTAAAAAATTTATAAATCACTTCACCCAATGAACTAAAGTGATCTTTCAGTGTTGTTACAACAGCCCCCACTTCAGCTAATACAAGCTTAATCTTAAATGCCCCTTCGCGCGTGCCTGTGAAATAAGTAACCAATGCACCAAGAGCGACTATTAATAAGCCAATTCCCGTAGATGCCAAAGCAAGTTTAAATAACTTCATCGCTGAAGTTCCAAACCCAGTGGCAGCAGTAACGGCACCCTGAGCCAATGCCTGACCTCTTTGCGCTATTGCCAATCCAGCAGTTGCAGTTGTTACTTCAAACTCAGCAGCTGTAAGCGCTTCAGCTGATATGCCAGCTGTACCTTGTGCAATTGCAAGGGCAGCAGTTGCCACAATAAGATTCGCTTCTGCACCTGCAACAGCAGTTGAAGAGGTTGCCAATGCAGCATTGGCAACAGCGGCAGCACTACCACCGGCAGCAGCACCCGAAAAAGCAGCGGTGAGACCTACGAATACGGTGCTGATTTTTTGTGCTGAAGCACCTATTGTGCTGGTACTTGTACCAAACAGCCCAGCAATAGAATTAAGGTGACTACCTATGTCATCCTTCATTACCTTAGTTGCAACGGCGGCTTTATCAATTTCAGCACGATACGGTTTTGTATCGCCCGACATTAAGACTTTTAGATTTTTTGTGGCCATAGGGAAAAGGATTATACGGATTTACGGCTATTCAATAATTCAATTGCCGAACGGGTTATTTTAACAATTTCAACAGGATCGATCTTTTCGGATTCTTCATTTTGATCACCCCAATCTGGCCAAAGCTGCGAAGGCGTGATGCGGTCATCAGGTGCCATTTGAATATTCAGCAGGGCGGTTACAGACATACGTGCGATATTGAATGTAAATTCGTACCGCTCCATTTTAGCCTTCGTTAAACCCCGGAGCGCATCCCAAAAATAAACCAGGCGACAAAGGCCAAAATCAACGACACGAAAACCCATTTCGCCCAATGCCAACGCCCGAAGCTGTGAAAGGCTGACCGGATCGGACTCTTTTTTTTTACTGGCGGACACGCAGGCCCGCCACTACTTGCGGCGGATTCTCCAATGTATTGTTTGATGAAAATCAGCGCAAAAAAAGACATGATCGAAGGAGAAATCATCCGCTTGAATTCAAGAAAATCGGGTTCAAATTCACGTCCTTCAATCTCCTCACCTTCGATGATTGCGCAGAATAACCACAGCAGCATTACCCTGGTAACGACACCGCCTGTCTTCGCAGATTTGGCGGCTTCGATTTCGAACTGACCCAGTTTTTTACCTGATCTGCGCTCCCAGTCTTCAACAGTATTCATGTTGATTTCGACACGGTATTGCTGATCGTTGATGGTGATAAAGTCTTTTTTCATAGGAAAATAGATTACATGGATTTAAACGGATTGTATGGGCGATCCTACGTGATCGCCCTTTTTTGCCGACACTATACAGCTACAGAAGCCCAGTCAAGTTCAGCATCCTGGATGATCTTTGCATCACACGAGATCGTTGCTTTTCCGGTTGACCCTGACTTTTCGTTCCAACTCATCAGCCTCATATTGCCGGTTATTTCGGGTTTGCCAACTGCATTCATTCCGTAGACAAAAGGAATCAGCGTTTTTGCCCGATAAGCGGCGCGTAATGCCTTCCAGTCCATCTCTGTCAACTCTTCGCCAACATCATTAATACATACTATTCCACTGATTGCAAACTTATCTTCGAACCCGACAATCTCTTCCTGAGCCACCCCGGCATCAGCTTTGATCAGCGATGTTTCGACGGTTGCAGAGCTTGAAAGATCTACGTCCGTGATACCAGAAAAAAACATTTCATTAACCTTAAGGGTGATATCCCTGCCATTTACACGTTTTGCCATTTTTATCGATTTTTTGTTTGTATGAGAAATGTTAATTGATCGTAAAACTTTTTCTTTTCTTCATCGAAGGTGACACCCAGCGATGATATAAAATTCACCTCTTCGAAGACAGTCCCGGAGATATCGCCATTCGCCTCTTCAAGTAAATTGGTTATCTGTACAGTAACCGGGTCGATTTCTTCCTGAGTATCGGCAGTTACATGGATAACCACGTTATATTCGAAGCCGTAAATTCCTTTCTTATCACGAAGCGTTTGGGCGATATCTTCCTGATGAACTGCGAACACGCCTTTCGGAGAATTATCGGTGTCAACCACCGGTGAAAAGGAGTTGACAACAGCGTCAATTATCAGTTGTATTGCTTCTGTAATCATTTGAATCCGTATTTTGATGAAACAATATCTAATGTTTTACCTAAATCGGCCTCTGCGATGTTAAGCGCTTCGCCATATGAAGAATCAATTGCCTTTTCAAAGAATCCCAATGGTTTTATTCCACCATTAAAGATCCTTGTTTTTGATCGGCGCGAAGTATTGAAAATATGACTATTATCACGATTTGCCATTGTACCATAATTAGCCCAATACAAAAGCATAAATGAATCCCATTTTACCCCACGACGATTTATGTATAATATTTTTCTACCAAATATCCCAGCTAAAACTGTTGGATTTGATGACTTCGCAAGGATCTTTGTCGTGACTATCGATTTGAATTTCTTTAAGCGATCCGGAAGCCGTTCTACAATTGTTTTATTAATAGTCCTGGCACCCTTTGATAAACTTTGAATGACTGATTTATCAAGCTCTTTCGGGTGATTCTTCAGAAAGTTGCTTAATTCGTCAATACCATCAATTGTAATTACTGACATCGCTTAATCCTCCATCCTGTTACATCCGATTTTCAGCATGATCCCATCACGCGCAATGGTGACAATGTTCCAAAAGTCTTCACCCTGTTTGATTCGCATCTTACGATTAAGATCGGCGCGAAAGTGAGTTGTGAAGGTGGTGGTCACTGGTGCAATGGTTGCAATAGCCGAAAATGTTTCGGTAACGATATCGTCTGACTGAGCTGCGAAAAAATTGAAAGCATCCGTCCAGACATTCAGCATACCGCCTTTGCCTGTCTTCGTTTCTTCCTTGCTTTGCGCAATAAGGTAACGGTCCATCATTCCAATTTTTACACGATCGGGCATCGCATCGAGTTTAGAAGGTTTTCTGAAACAGTTACTTTCTCATCAACACCATCTTCAGGATTCGTGTACAATCTTGCAGCTTTCAGAGCTACAGCATTGCAAACAAACTCAGGGAACGGATTCGTTTCAATATCACCATAACCGGCTGTATATGTTATCCTGATTGCATCTATGCGAACCATATCAACATTTACAAATTCAAAACCAGTCTTTAAAAAGATGGTGCCTGAATATTGATCAGACGATAGTTCATACTGTTCAGCCGGAATAAGTACCAGGGCACCCGAAACATTCAGATATTCAATTTTCGTGATTGCGATAATTGGACCGCGATCGATATCGTATGACATCTTGCAAAATGAATACCTTGAATAAGCCTGAAGCGTAGCACAATTAATCTGCCTTCCTGTATATCCCACAGCCCAATCGGTTGCAGCCGCGATCAACGATTCCAAATAAAGATCGTGTGCATCGTGCGTAACACGTAGCTGATCTTTCAGAAATTGAAGGTCACAGGCGAAAACGATTGAAGGAATAAGGATCTTGTACTTCATTGGAATGCGAATTGACACGAATTAAAATCGAATTACGCGGATAGAAAAGCGGTGATATCTACGAAGGATTTCTTTCCGATTCCTTTTATTTCTTTGATGGATTCACCGGCTGTCTGAATTGCTTCAACGGTGGTGAAACCATTTTCAAAAAGCAGATCGCGCGAAGGAAGATCTGCCGGAAGCGGATTTTCTTCTTTTTCGTCAACGCCTGGGAAAAGGATCACGTGACCTGATTTGGTCAATTCAGCAACCTCTTCAGGTTGAAGTTCTGCTGTATCACCTTCGAAATATGCGTATTTTGGATGCGGTTTTAACCACAATATTTTCAATGATTCGTCCATGATTTAAAGAATTGTAAAAGGCCGATACCGGACAGCACCGGCCTTTTGATTTAACTAACTAAACACCTATGAAAGAAACAAGACAAAGTCCTAAGTAGTAAGAGCGTCTTTCATTGCTGAGAAAGCCTCAGGATTACGAAGCGCAACATCAGCAAACTGGTTCATCACCAATTTGATTTCGCCATAATCAGCACGTGTGTATGGATCGACAACGATGTCGAGACCTCCCCACATACCCATGAATAATTCCGACCATACACCGGCAATGATCGCTGAACAAACAGCACCAGAAGCGGCTTTTGTAAGGTCGGACGGAACGGAATTGGTGATAACAGTTTTGCAACCGTTCATTTGATCACCCTGTAGAATAAACCCAGGTACACCAGCTGCCTGAAGCGTTTGTTTCAGTTTACCCGAAACCTTTGAGTTAGTAAGATAACCTATCTTACCAATCACATTTTTTGAAAGGATGGCAGTTTCAAGGTCCACTATGTTACCCCATGTTGGAGCAAGTCCGTTGACGCCACCGGCAACGGCACCAATACCGACAGTATTTAAAATACCGGAAGGAATAGGAGCAACACCCGAACCATTGATTGCAGCACTTTGCAAACCCTGAGCAATCGCCTGGATGATCTCATTACGGATCATCGTTTCAGCTACGTTATTGGTCTGAATCAATAACTGTTTTGAAATAGCACCGGCAACCATCAGACTTTTGGGAGTCATCGTTACTTTTGAAAATGCCTCTTTTGTAAAGTTGACATTCCCACCTTCAGCAATCCACGTAGCGCTGAAAGCACCGCCTTTTAACAAAGGAAGATTACCAATCAGACCGGTAATGAAGTTAGCCCCCAAACCCATCAATACCAAAGCATTTTTCAACACTTCGATGAAGATGAACGGATCGTTTTGAACAAGGTTGCCACCATCAGCAGCAGTGGTTACATTTTGGCCGGTGCTGGCACGCTGATTCAAAACAAGCAACGGAACGGTAAAACCGCGAACCTCTTTGCCGATTGATACAAACTCGCGAACACCTTCTTTGTGCATTTCGCCTTCGAGGCCGTCAGGATCTTTGCGATCAACCAGTATTTTGATGGCGCGAGCAAACGAATAAGATGCAACTTCTTTTTCTTCCTTTTCGGAAATCGAACGGCCACCGGGACCAGCTGCATTTGCCAACTGCATTGCTTCGCGTTTTTCTTCGCGGGCGATTTCCAAATTCAGCGCTTCTATTTTCGCTGATGTAGTGTCGAACAAACCTTTTTGCTCAACTGTCAATTCAGCCGCATCGACGAGTGGTAAGATCTCCGCCTCCAGGGCTGCCCGATTTTGTTTTAACAAATCTGACTTTTTCATAATTAAAAAATATTTATTGATTATTGAATACCCGATGCGGGCTTAAATTTTAGTTTTATAATATTTCTGAACCCTGAGCAACTGATCAGCCTGAGCCGTCACTTTAGTTTTATAGGTTTCGATTTCAGTAAGCAACCGGCGGACTTCATCAGGATCGGTAGAACGGATCTCAACATCTTTACCATCGAGCAGGTCGAGCACATCACAAACCCTCATTTCTTCAATCTGCGAAAGCCTGAATTTACTATCGAGTGCACGGCGTACGTATGCCAGGGCACCGGCGGTCTGGTCACGCATTGATCGTACCTGTGCATTTCGGTTTGATGGGATATTCACGATCGAATATTCAATCAATTCCCGACTACCGAAATAATAAGTTTCGTTTGGTTGTCCCATTCCTTCTTCACCATCGCCGTAGCAACCTGGTTCAAGTTCCATGAATCCAACAGATGTACTGCGAAGCGATCCAAACAGCACTTTGCGGAAAACCTTTTCTGCCTTTTCATTAATTTCAGCAGGTTCGAAAGTGGTGACACCAATGAGAATATTTTCTTCAATTGATGCGATCCCTTTTCCAATTACAAAATCAGGGTCCGGTTCTTCGCACATACCACCACCCATGATATTATGCATATATCCAACGAGCGGATTTTGAGCATAAGCCTTCAGATCCCAACCTTCGGGATTTAAAACCGTTCGGTGTCTGTCTTTTGAAGCATCCGACAGACAGAAAGTGATAGTTCTTGATTCTTCTACATTTTTCGGAATTTCCCGAACCTGACCAGATGTAAATAATTTATTTTTCATTATGCTTTTGTATTTTGATCGGTTGGTTTACCTGTAATATTTTGCGGAATTCTGATCTTATCACCATCGGTCAACGGTGCACGATTTTCAACTGCACGACCTTCATTGGGGGTAAGAATCCCACCATTCACCATCGCATTTATGTAAGTGCTACGGGCGGCCATATCACCACGTGCGAGGCCGTCCATGTCGAACTTCACATCAACTTTATTGCGTTGTGCAGGTGAATACATTTTGAACTCCCATTCCTTTTCCTGACGTGTGATTAATCCGCGAAGGGAATATTTAATGAACTGAAGATCCTGATGTTCGATGTTTGAAAATGTTGCTTTGCTCAAATCGTGAAGCAAGTGTGCAGGGATGTTGAACCAGCGCGAACAATCAGTAATCTGGAATTGACGGGTTGCAATAAACTGAGCATCTTCCATGCTCATCGTGAGTTGTTTGTAACTCATGCCCGGTTGTAGAATTGGGGTACCGTGATTTGAATTTAATCCGGAATGTTCCTGATCATACTTTTCACGCCATGCAGCAAATTCAGAATAAGATTTAAAAGCTGCTGTTGTCTCAATTACAGCTTTGTTATTTCCTCCTTTTGTGAAAAATTCGGCGCCATAAAGTTCTGCACTCAAAGCGAGGCCAATGTTATCTTTCGCCACCTGAATCGGAGAGCGGCCAACGATGCCGTCACGCGAAAAAATCTTATAATGAAGGACATCATCGGCGAAGAAAGTGCCGTGGATGTTGTAAAGCATATCGTTAATGGTATATGTCAAAACGCCGTTATTCATCATCACATTGACGCCGTTCCAATCGACAGGGATCAACCGAACAGGAAAACCGCGCCGGTCGCGATAAATTACTGCGACTGCATTACCCCTGAGCTGAAGCGAAGCGTTCATAAGCTCATGGAAGTCGAAGCCCGTCATAAATTCGTTGGGTGATTCGAGAACCAGGGCAACCGGATCGTTGAACAGCGTAGTAAAGGAACCGTCGTTGTTTTGTGTGCGAATGCTTTTTGGAAGCGAAGCCGGTATTTCGGAAAGTATTCTGATCGCACACCAAACGGCTGAGAACCGTAAAGCTGTTTCTGAAGTGACCATCAAACCAGAACCAGATATTCCACTGATAGCGGAGAAACGTTCGGCAATCACATCTTCCACGAGGCCGCGAAATTGGGGTTGCTTTTTGCTGCTAAAACCTATTTTACTCAAAAAGGACATATCAGATCATTTGTTTCGAATCAAATTTCTGATATATCCTTCTTTAATCGGGTAAACAAAGTTTACTTTCTTACCTAAAAGTTATAAACATATTAATAGACTAAAATACAAAGCATTACTAAGTTATGATAATTTTAAAACTTATAATAGAAAAATTAACAGTGTGTTAAAAGGGGCGATTTGGGCGCGCGTTAATAGCTTATTTGGTCATTCCAGCAAATAATCTGACCATCGAATTCTTTGGGAAATTGAAACCAGTCGAAAAAATCACAAAGCCTGAGTCCGTCATTTTTTGCAACCCGATTTAGATCTAATGTTGCATAAAGCCGGTCATCAATTAAAACCTGATTATTTTTGATTTTGAAATCAAAAACTTTTTTTATTTCGATGGCAGGTGCAAACTGGTAAGTTTTACTTCGATAAGGTTTACCTGTCCACACTTTCGGGGCGAACCATTCACCGGCCTTGAAACGATGGCCTTTGCGGACCGTGTGCCCTTTCGGAAATACAGATTCAACTTTTGAAGCGTCCCACAATTCGCGATCGAATTGATCCAGGTAAAAAAACGAAAGGGAGATTAGCAATGTTTTTTCTGCCGGATCTTCGCAACTATCTATCAGGTACCGCCAAATTTTTTCGATAAAGTTAGTTGGTTGCCCGGCACATGGATGAGACTTCTGGAAAAATGGAGAAAATTTGATATCTTTCATAGTTTAGTTTTCAAATAGATTATAATCACTTGCTACACAACATTCATATTCCTTTAGGCTTTCACGTGATACACCCCAACACTTCAGAATAGAATCTTTGAAATATACCTTCGAGTTGTTTTCTGTCGCTCTCACCATCACGTTTGCGACAAATAAAACTGCATAGTCCTTGTCTTGTTTTTTACCACTCTCAAGGCCAATTTTGTATAAGTCGCAAATTCCATGAGTGGCCGCAATCATTCTAAAACTGCTTTGAAAATCAATAATTGGTTCGATACTGGCGAATGTTTTGAAACCGGCATCATGTAATTTTTTCATTGCTTCAATTCGTTCAGCGTTAGAGCTGGCATTAGGTTCAAGTTCATCGTGACCGGTTAGGGTGAAGCCGAAAGCGATTTTAGATAGATCATAATCAGTACATTGTAATTCATAAGAAAATTGACCGATAAAGTTTGTTTTCTTTGTTAATATCTTGACAGGAACATCATTATAAAGACATTCATTTATTGCAAGCATGGTCAATTCTTTTGTTCTGTAAAGCAGCGGATCGGTAGTGAAACTAAAAAACAGTCCACATTCCTGAAGTTGAGATAAATTTTGTTCAAGTTCTTTTCTGAAGATCTCCATAGCGTTATCTTCATCTGTAAAGCATTTTTTTAGAGTTGGCTTATTGCCTCCCAGAATCTTAGCACCAATGCCCTTTTTCAGATAACAATAGGTGCATTCGTTTGAACATCCCACATAAAAATTACACGCCCACTGACTATATTCAGCGGCTTTGCCCGATGGCTGGTAAATTGCTTTTCCTTTAAATTGTGTCATAGGTAATTGATTTATAAATGATTAAATAATTTAATTGAATTGTTGTAATAATATTTTGATGGAATTGTGTTAAACAGCAACTGATTGGATCAAACTGATATTTCTTTTAACCAGGCCAATTATCTGATCATGATATTCAGTGCTTTTATTTAGTAATCCGCGAGACTGAACAACATCCATTTTCTTTAGGGATACTTCAATTGTTTCAAGTCGTTTACCGGACTTTCTTGCTGATAGGATCAACGAATCTTTTTTACTGTAATATTCGTTCGAATACACGCAATGATGCAGCTCATCACCTTCTTTAAGAAACTCATTTACACTGTCCAAAACCATCACATCAATAATACCATCCGTAAAGCGAATATCTAAATACATGCCTTTCTCTTTCCTGAACTTTTTCTCTGCTTTGGCAATTTCTTTTTTCTGTTCTTCAAGTTTTTCGCGTTGCCGGATTATCCTCTTTTTCTCAATCAAATGTTGATGGTCTGACTGAAGATTTACCGGACATACAAACTTTGCATTGCGAAGATCCTTTCCAAAATATTTTAGTAGATCGATATGATCACACCACATACTTGCATCCTTGATAATATATCCATTTCTGATACAGATTTTTACCGATGGCCAATACTTTTCAAACGTCAAAGAATTGTAACGTTTAAGTATATCGACTTGACCAGTTTTTAAAAGCGTTTCAGCGATCTTGTCACGAAGTATTAACGCGAATAAACCGTGGGGTGTATTTCCATAGAACTGACCCTTAAACCCGTTTCTCTTAATGACAGGAAGTATTTTTCTATCAGGCCAAATTTTATAAGGGTTCAGGTTATATCTCTGACATGATTCGGAAGATCCTTGTCTTACTTCCAGTATAGTGTCAAATATCCATTGGTCGTAACAATTTGATAAACCCATAATCTTTTTTGACATCGTTGTCACTTTGCCTGACGGAGTAATCCAGTGCTGCATGACTTCATCAATATCAAATGATCTTTCATTGTTTTTCTTTAATTTTTTAGTTACAAAAAACATCCGAACTACTTGCATGTCGCTAACAGTCGAAATGATAGCAAAGTATTCATTCACTTTATTATATGCACTGTAATTGTTGTACATCTTCAGATTGTTACCGCATTTCGGACAGCTGCAACCCAAAAGAGTTGAAGACAGAACAGAAGCATCCTTCCAGGAATGGCCACACTCAAGACAGAACAATGTATTCCGTGACCTTACCGCATAATTATCAAAGCATTTGCTGAAAGCATACGCCTTTTGTTTTTCAGTAATGGCAGG